GTAGACCTTCTCGATGTAGACTGCGGTGGGCCGCTTGACGATGGCCTTGGCCGCGGCGTCCTCGGTGTCGGCGTAGCGGACCCACATGTATTCCCAGCCCTTCTTGCTAGCGACGGTTATGTCCCCGACCTGGAAGTTCGTCCGGTTCGGGCTTGCGGCGAAGCGGAAGGTGATCTCCCAGTCGCCCGCGCCGCGCTTGGAGCCCGAGGCGCCCAGGAACAGGCACTCGCCAGCCGCGCAGCCCCGGAACGCGGCATTGTTGGTCTTGCCGGTCAAGAGGAACAGCGCGGCCTTGTAGGCCTGTGTCACCGCCGCGTCGGCGATGTAATGCGTCTCGGAGAAGCTGAAGACCGGCACGGTGATGTCCACGCCCTCGACGGAGTTGTGCGTCACGCCGATGGCGCCCTTGAAGTCGGGTGCAGTCTTTCCGGCCGGGGCGTACATGCCGACGTTGGCGATGGACTGCGTGATGTGCTGGGTGCCGCCGGAAGTATCGAAGGAGTACGTCGAGTCGCCCGTCTCGGGCGGCTCTGCCTCCTGGTTCTCCAGTCTCTGGTAGCGCGCCGTGCCGACCCAGCGGTCCTCCGCATAGTATTCGACCTCGACCGACTCGATCACCAGCCCGTCGTGCGTGGCCGGCGCGGTGGCCGCCAGGGCGGCCCGTGCGGCGATATCGTCGTCCGTCCCGTCGATCAGGTACGTCAACTCGGCCGCGGCGTTGTTGCCGTCGGCAAGCGTGCGGGAGTCGAACTTCTCTTCCACGGTGATAGCCATGGTCGGTCTCTACACGAACGCCAGTCCGCCGCGCTGGGCGGCGTTGGCGACCTTCTTCGTGTGCTTTTCGGTCTTCTCGACGGCGGTGACGATCCTGTCGGTGGCCCCGCCGGCGCCCAGGCCCCGGGCCTGCATGGCGTTGAAGGTGCCCCGGACACCCACGACGCGCTCGACGGCGTCCTTGACGCCAGCAGCCTTCTCATCCTTGGCCAGGCCCAGAACCTTGCGCTGGGCGGCGTAGAAGGTTCTCAGCTTGCGGATGTACGCATCGCCCAGCCCCGCGGCCTTCGCGGCGGCGATCCGCTCGCGCTCCTCGATCCGCAGCAGGGCGATCCGCCGCTCGGCGCCCTTGGTCGCCTGCTCGACGGCGAACCGCTCCATCTCCAGGTCCAGAGCCTTTTCACGGTCACGCCGCGTCCGTGCGGCGTCCTCGATGTGGCGGGCCTTGATCTGGGCCAGTTCCTTCTCGCGTGCCTTCTCGATCAGCGAGATGTCTTGGCCAGCCTGGCGGGCCATGCGGATCTTCTGCTCGTAGGCGAGGCGCGTCATCGCCAGCTCGCGCTGGAGGTCGTCGCGGATGCGCTGGGCGTCGAGGACTTTCAGGTCGTGGAACAGCTCGGCGTTGCGGGCCTTATAGGCCGCCATGCCCTGCTGGATGGCGTCCCAGACCTGTCCGGGCAACTGCCGCGCGCGGCGAAGCAGATCCGGCACGGAGCCGACCAGCCGCTGGAAGATGTTCGGGCCCGCGGGTGCCGCCGGCGCGGCCGCTGGCGCCTCGGCGGGCTTGGCCGCGACCTTGGTCATCTCCTTGATGGTCTTGCGGAGCCTTGTGGCGTTGGCCTCGGCCGCGGCGATCTCCTTGCCGACATCCTCGAAGCTGCCCGCCAGGGCCTTGGCCTCTTCGATCTGCCGATCGAGTTTTTGGATACGGCCCGCCCGGCCCATGCGGAAGTCGCTGCCGAACAGCCACGCGAGGTTGTTGACCGTGCTGGTCACCGGGTCGCCGTAGACGGGAATGGACCCCCGCTCGCCGGTCAGCTTGGTCACGCGCGCCCGGGCTTCCCTGGCCTGCTGCTGTTGCCGCTTGAGCGCCTTGATGCGGTTCTCCGTCGCGCGAAGCTGCGCGGCGTAGAAGGCCCGGGTGTTCTCGGCGAAGGCCTGGTTCATCCGCTCCAACAGTTCGGCCGCGCTGCCGGCGGACCGGCCGAGGCTCTCGATGGCCTTGCCCATCTTCGGGTAGGCCTCCAGCAGGTCATGTGACAGCGTGCGGGCCTCGACCATCTCTTCGTTGGTCAGGTGCTGCTTGCTGCGCAGCTCGGCCAGGCGCTTGGCCTTGAGCTTCATCTGCTCGTGCTCGGCCCGGATCTGGTCGGCCGAGGTGTGCGTCATGGCGTTGAAGGCCTTGAATTGCGGCAGCAGGCCCTTGATCGCCCCGGTCAGGCGCTTCAGCGCCGCCGACCAGTCGATGGTCGAGGCCACCAGGGCCCCGAGCACCAACGTCAGCAGCGCCGCGGGGTTCCTGGCCAGGAACGTCATCGCCGTGCCCAGGCCGCGCACAACGAGAATGGCGGTCTTGACCACGGCGATCAGCCCGCCGATGACCGTGCCCAGGGCCGAGACCACCGCGCCGAGCGATACCAGTGCCACGCCGATGCCTGCAATGGCGGCGGTAACCTTCAGTGTCTGGATGATCGCGTCCTTGTTGGCCCGGACCCAGCCGATGACCTGGCCGACGTTGGCGCGGATGTCGCCGGCCAGGCGCTTGAACGTGGGCGCCAGGGCCTCCCCGATGACCGACAGAACCTGCAGGGCCGACTGCTTCAGTTGCCCGAAGGCGTGGCTGAGCGTCCCGGTCATCTTGGCGTAGGCGGCCTCGGTCGCGCCGGCCTTGGCCCGCATGGCCTCCACGTCGGCGACGAAGCCCTTCATGTTCTTCAGCGCGGGTATCACGCCACGGAGCGCGCGGGCGTTGGGGAACAGCTTCGTGATGGCGTCCGGCGGCAGGTCCCTGATCCGCTCGAAGACGCCCTGGAGGCCCTCGGCCTTCAGCGTGGCTGATGACATCTCGAAGCCCAACTCGCGAGCGTACTTGCCGGCCTCGGCCGAGGGCTTCAGGAAGCTGAGGATGATCTGGTTGACCGCCGTCACGGCATTCTCGGTCTTCACGCCGTTGCAGGTCAGGACGGCCAGTGACGCACCCAGTTCGTCCAGGCCCACTCCCGCGCTGGCGGCGGTCGAGGCAACCATGCCGATCTGCGGGGCCAGCTCGCCGAATGTCGTCTTCCCGCGCTTGACGACCGTGAACAGCAGGTCGCTGACCTCGCCGGCCTTGTCCGCGGACATGCCGTAGGAGTTCAGGATCGTCGTGATCGCGTCGGCCGCGACGCCGGTATCCGTCAGCCCGGCCTTGGCCGCCCTTGCCGAGACAGCCAGGACGTCCAGGGCTTTTTCGGCGGGGATCGACGCCGAGAGGATGTCGTACAGACCGGCAGCCAGCGTCTCGGTCGATTCGCCGAACTTGACGGACATCTCGCGGATGCCCTTGGTCAGGCGGGCCATGTGCCGCTCGGGCTGTTCGAGCATCGTCGAGACGTTGGCCATCTGCCGCTCGAAGTCGGCAAAGACCTTCGTCGCCGCCAGCAGGCCTCCGCCCATCACCGCGCCGACCTTCACCAGCGAGGCGCCCACCTTGCGAACGTTGGCGCCGAAGGCCTTGATCCGCGCGTTGGCGCGTTTCAGCCCACGGATGAGCTTGCTGTTGTCGGCCGAGAGCTCGACAAAGGCCTTTCCGGCCCGGATGCCGCGTGGTGATGCCATGGCGCTTACCCGATCCTCCTCAGTACGGCCAGACCATCACGGCCACTATCGCGAAGCAGATGGCCCCGCCGGCGGCGACCAGGGCGATATCCCGCCGCCACCCGCTGAGGACCTTCTCCGTGCACCAGCCGAAGACCGCAAACGCCGCCAGGATCGCCGCCACGGCGCCGAAGTACTTGTCGCCCGATCGGGCCCGGGCCTTGTTCAGGGCACGGTCCGTCTTGGCCTGCTCGGCATCCCGGGCGTAGTTGGTCGTCTGGACCGACAGTGTCTCCTGGACCTGGCTGACCTTCTGATCGAGCTTCTCGATGTGCTCGGCCGTTACGGGCGCTTCGGTCGTCGAGACGGGCGTCTGGGTTGCCGCCTGCTGCGGGCGGGCCATGCAGCCGGCCAGGAGGGCGGCCAGGCATGCGCCAATCGGTATCAGTGGCTTCAGTCTCATCATTCCCATCCCTTCGCTTTGCGATTTACGAACGCCTTCTTGAGCACCCGGATGTTCCGGGCGGTGATCGGCACGCCCGACTTCGGGCGTATCTTCAGCAGCGGGTGGAAGTCCGCCGGCTTGGCCGGGCGGGACTTCTTCGGGTCGCGGTTGACGTTGAACGTCATCGCCAGCAGGGCCGCCGCCGTGTCCCAGTTGACCCGCTGGCGGGCCTCGGCCATCCACAGGAGCTGCCGCAGCGTGAACGGCCCTGGGTTCACGCCGACGATGCCGGCGAGGTCGTAGATGGCTCGCCAGCATTCGCGAGCCTGCGCCGCAACTCGTCTTCCATCTCGGTCCCGTCGAGCTTCTCGTCCGCCCACGCCAGCGCCACGCCCTGGAGCGTTTCCATCTTGTCCAGGGCCTTCTGGAGGATGCGCCGCTTCGGGCTCGGGAAAAAACCCACGAGTTCCTCCAGCAGCGCCGCGGTGGCGGCCTCGATGGCGTCGCCGGCCATCGCCCGGCCGAAGTCTTCGTCGCTGACGCCCTCGCGGTCGGCCTGCGGCTTGCACAGGGCGTAGATCAGATCGCACAGCAGCACCGGGTCGTCGGCCAGGCGGTCCAGCAGGTCGCCGGAGAGCGTCCCGGCGACCAGGTCCACGTCCACCAGCCCACGGACGCGCTTGACCGCCGCGGTGGTGACCTCGACTTCCCACGTCCGTCCGGCATTGTCTTTGAATGCCTTCATGGCGTTCCTTTCCGATCCGTTACGACGGGGAGCCGCTCTCTTCGTCCTCGGGCACCCAGCGCGGAGCCGTGGCCGAGTAGGTCGGCTTGGCGGTGACGCTCACGGTCAGGGCCTCCTCCAGCGGCTCGGAGCGGCTGAACGAGACGATGGAGAAGTCCGCGATCAGGCCCTCGGCCTCCAGGTCCGTCACGGGCCTATCCAGGACGGCCAGGCCGATCGGCAGGTTGTCCATGTAGGCGTCCTTGATCGCCTCGAAGCCGGCGTCCTCGGTGTCCCAGACCATCTCCCACTCGACGCTGGCGTCCTTGAGCGTGCCGATCGTGGCCCGCCAGCCGTTGTTGCCGCGGGTGGTCACGTCGGCCTCGCCCTTTTCCAGGTTCAGCGTCAGGTCCTTGACGTTCGTGATCTCCGTCCAGGACGGCGTTCCGCCGGCCCCGGCGACGCAGAAGTACAGGTAAGCGTCCATCCCAAGTACGTTCGACATTGCGTGTTCTCCTTCCGCTCAGGCCACGGAGTCCTTCCACATGGCCGGGAGCTTCGGTTTGTTGATCTCGAATGCCGGGCCCATGTACGGCCGCGGCCGGTAGGTCATGGTCCGACGGCGGCGCTTGCCGACCTTGCGCTGCACGCGCCCGCCGTGTT